TGGAATCTTTACAACCACTCATTCCCCCCACTTGTAATCACCGATTTTTGTTCTAATTTTTGAACTCCTTTCGGTAGGGAAAGAATAATGGAATCTTTACAACCCCATCTTCTTCATTTGTTTCACAAAGTTAAGAAGAACTTTTTAATTAATCAAATCTTTTTGAAACTTTTTTTTCGGTTTGATTCACCAGTAGCGACATCACCATACCGCTCTTCCAATCAATTCTTTTTAGGGAATCTGAAGAATTACCCCGAAATGTTTCACAAAGTTAAGAAGAAGTTTTCATTCTATCAAATCTTTTTTAAAACTTTTTTTTGTTGCGGCGATTGGATTCGAACCAATGACCCCTAGGTTATGAGCCTAGTGAGCTACCACTGCTCTACGCCACTGTATAATTTATTTAAAGAACTTTCAAAATAAACCCCACATTTATTATAATTTTCTCAAACTACTTGTGGGGTTTGTGAGACTCTCATCTCATTTGTTTCACAAAGTTAAGAAGAACTTTTCAATTAATCAAATCTTTTTGAAACTTATTTTGGGGTTTTGGGGTGTTTGTCCGTGAGGACCAGGAAATATAAATATCTTCATATTTCCCAAAGGACTACAAACATACATATTTTTTTAAAAAAAGTCAATAAAAAAAACCGATATATTTTCATATACCGGTTTTTTACTATATAAGAAGTTATTATTGAGTTACATACATCTTAATTGTTTTCTTCTTATCACCAATAATATAAGTAATAAAATACATACCAGTTTTTAATGAAGTGTTTGTTATTTTTTTACTAATAACACCACCATTAACACCAACAGTATATTGGTCTAAAAGATTTCCTTGTAAATTAATTATTTGAATTAAAGCCTTTTGAGTTATTTTATCTCCTGTTTGAATATTAATTGTAAATTCACCATTATTTGGATTAGGAAATAAACTTACTAAATCAGTTACAAGAGTTTCTTCTTCAATACCATTTCTCTGTCCCGCTGCGCATCCAATATGTGTTAAAGTTTTTGAAACCGCAGTTCCAAGAGAACCACAACTTGTTGAGCTTTGGACTTTAAGTGAACCACCCTTATAACCTGTGTTAAATTGTAATGTGATTTGTGAACTATCAGCGTTTGCTGAAGTTATACTTGTAAATGCTGGTGTTGTCCATCTATATCCTGAAACAGGTGAGATTGAAGTAACTGGTGAAACTACAAAATAATTTACTGAATTACCAATACAACCATTCCAAAATCCTGTACTTGAAACTACATCCACCGCCTTTGTTGGCGCTAAAACTATTGATTTAGCACTACCTACAGCACCACAGTTTGTAACACCTTTAGCCGATAATGTACCACCAACATAACTACCACCAAAATTTAATGTAATTTGTGAACTATCAGCATTTGCTGAAGTTATTGTAGTAAATGCTGGTGTTGTCCATCTAAATACATTTGGAGCAACTTGTGTTGCACTTGGTAAAGGATTTGTTAATGAATAAGTAAATGTACTGTTAGGGCAAGGTGCCAAACTACCATTCATAGCCGTTGGAGTTGGTGGAACTGCTTTAGTGAACGCCAAACTTGTTGACGGGATTGAACCTGCAGTATTACTTAATGATACTGTAACACTTCCTCCCGCTTTAACAACCGCAGTCAATACATTTGTTCCCTGTCCATTAGTAATGTAATTTCCAACACCACTAATTACCCAAGCATAAAATACATTACTTTGGTTTTGAACAGTAAATGTTCTTATAGTATCACAAACGCCAGGATTTATTGTTCCTGTGATTGTTACAGGTGTTGGTAATGATGTGGGCGGAACTACCGTACAAGTTCTTGTTATACTATCTGTTGGAGGTGTACCTGTACAACCTGCTGGTGATGTTGTATAACTTCTTGTTTGTGTTCCATTAGAACAAGTTGTCCAAGCACCATATGTGAAAGTACAAGGAACTGAACAAGTTCTTTGAATTGAATCTGCGGGTGGAGTTCCTGTACATCCTGCCGGACTTGTTGTGTAACTTCTTGTTTGTGTACCATTAGAACAAGTTGTCCATTGTCCGTAAGTAAATGTACAAGGAGTTGGAGCAACATACTGATTTGAAGTTAATGATGTTGAGTAAACATAATCACCAGCTTCATCACCACTACTGTTACCAGCAACCGCAGAAACATAAAACTTAACTCTTGATTGTACCGCAGTTGGTAACGCCGGTGCTGTCCAAGTTAAATTAGAATAAGTGTAAGTGTTAGTAGCGGTTGATGTTGCGGCATTTGCATGACTCAACTCATAATTACCATTTGCAATTGTTGGAGTTCCTTTAATTGATGTGTTTGGATTTGTTGTAGTCCAAGTTCCAATAACTGCATGAGTTAATGTATCCACCGCTTTAATTGCAACACCCCATACTGTTCTGTTCGCAGCTGAATGAGTTACCTTTACACTAAAAGGATATGCAGTACCTGGAGTAAATGTTGTTGGTAATCCTGTTACCGTAATTCCTCCACCAGCCGTGTTTAATGAATAATCTCCGTGACAACTTGTACAATTCCTTACAGTTGTACCATTTAGTGATGGAGCCGTTGAATACCCTGTTGGGCAATTTGGATTACTTGTTATTTTTAATGACGTGAATAACACCGTCATAAACAATAACGAAAGTAATAATGTGATTTTTTTCATTTTGGTTTTTTTGTTTTAATTTATTATAAATAAAAAACCCCGGTTAGCGGAGTTTAATTTCTTTTTATAGTCGGTAAGCAAATCTTACACTAAATCCCGAATAGTCATTTTCATGCCCGGGAAATGTAGAACCTCCGAATTTTATGTCTGTTGACCAATCTTCATTTTCAAATCCCATAGACATAGAGTAGGTATACCTAATTCCTCCACCTCTATTAACAAAACTAACTCCCATCATACTTCCTGTTGAAATTAAATTAGTCAAATGATATTTAACACCAACAAGTGCAGGAAACATAATAAAAGATTTTGAACCTGATTTTGGGAGACAATAATTATATCCTGAAAATAACAAGATTCCCGCAGGATTTTTTGGATTTCTCATCTCCATTTGAAGATTTGCGCTCAAACCAAGAAAATGTGTTTTAGATAAATTACCTGTTGGTACAAATATCTCAACTCCCGCGCTACTTCTGTTTGATGGTAATTTAAATTGTGCGAATGAAACTATTGTCGCGGTCAATAGTAAAAATAATAATAACGTTTTTTTCATAACTTTTACTGATAAATATCTCATATAAGCAAAAAAAACGACAAACTTAATGTTTGTCGCCTTTAGATTTCGTTTTTTTCTTTATTACAGGGTGTATCCAAAAACCAAACCAATTGTCTTTTGAACGTAGTCTTTACGTGTGAAATTCAAATATCTGAAATCACAAGAGATTTTTTTAACTTGAAGTCCGACATATGGTGAATACACTAATTCAGTAGTACCATTTTCTTTTTTATTGTAAAAAGATGGACCTGCACTTGCTCCGAAGTAAAAAGTCTCATTAATTGGATATCTAACACCAACCATAACAGGAATTTTTGCATATCCCGTACCGTCTGTTGACGTAAATCTTAAGTAACCTGCATTTGCGGTTAATGTGATTTTTTTAGATAACTTTGTGTTTTTGTAAGACACCTCACCCATTGTAGATGATGTCTTTAATCTACTTTCCTCAACATTAACATCTACTGGAAGTCCTGTTGCAATACCCACCCTGTAATTGAACTTAGATGTTGTTGTTGTTTTTACTGCCGGTGTCTGACCGAAAGTGTTGATAGAAGCAATAACTCCTAAAATAACTAATACTTTTTTCATAATTGTTTTTTTTAAATTTTTATAAAGATATAATTTTTATTTTAAACTGTCAACTATTTTTTTAAAATAATTTGAATTAGTTTATGTAAATACTCTCCCGAGTTCTCTTGCGACACTTGATTTGTAGTAAAATATCCACATTCCGTGTGTTCAGAACCATCAATTGCGTTATCCAAATCAGGGTAAATTTCATCTTCAACATCATATTGATACACATACATCATTCCTTTAATCTTCTTTCCATCTCTTGTATGTCTTGGAATTAAACCGACAAATGTTAACTCCTTGTTATCAATATCAATTGCCGTTTCTTCAAAGAATTCTCTTTTTGCCGCATCCATCGTTTCTTCACCATCTTCAACCTTCCCTGCGGGAATGGACCACATTCCAGGAAATGAACCTTGAGCATTTCTTTTACAAAGAAGAACTTTATCTTTACATTTAACTACGACACCTACGTATGTTTTAGTATCCATATATTTATATATTATGAAAGTTAAAGTTAACAAAAATATCTTCAAAGTCAAAACTCTTACAGATAAATTTTCTCAAGCTAAAGGTATGATGGGAAAGAAATTTGATAATGGTTTTGACGGACTTCTATTTTTAATGGGTGGTCAGTCTCAATCTTTTTGGATGAAGAATTGTGTGATAGATTTAGATATTATAATGATTAAAAATAATAAGATAACTAAAATTCATCACAAATGTCCCCCGTGTGAAACGGAGGACTGTGACTCTTATGTTGGTAAAGGAAATATTGTTCTTGAATTGGGTGGTGGTACTTGTGAAAGGTTGGGTATTAAACCTGGAGATTCTGTTGAATATATTTTTTAATTATATTAGTATTTTAAAGTTAATCTGTATTTTAATTGATTAATGTCTCCCAACATTTCATCTCTAATGTTTAACAAATCAGTATCATATTTTTTATCTAACTGCTCCGTCATTCCTACCAAAAATTCTGTTATACCATCCAAAAAGTTTTGAACACTTAAATTTTTGATATCTTGAAACATAATTGAGAACTCTGGGTCAAACTCAACTCTTCCTTGTTTTCCCATCATAACTTCAACAAATGTATCAATATTATCCCCTAACAAATCATATATTTCACCATATGCTTTATGTTTAGCATCTCCAAATGTTTGCCAATGCAAAAACTTAAATTGAGTTTGTATCTGAATGAGTTTTAATGTTAATTCTTCTTTCATAATTATTTTATTATAAATATATCAATTAAGCTAATTGTCCAGATAATAAACCTTTAACCAATCCTTGGAATGGGTCTATTGACGGTGTTGATGTTTGAGTTGTTCCAGCACTTACAGTTTGGTCTGATTCAGTTCCGGTTCCTTCAATTTGATTTAAATCATCTTGAGATGTTGTTTGATTAACAACTTGTGAGAATTGCGGGTCGTTGGCCAATTCTTTTCTAAAATTTTCATCTTCTTTGAATTTATCTTCAAATGCTTCAAAACTTGGTAAACCAAATTTATCTAATAATTTATTTGATAATACAAAGTTTTTTACCATATTTCTACGTCCTCTTCTTGCCGGCATCACAACATTCCACCAATTAGATAACCAATTACTTGGTGCTTGACCTTTTTTAGCAATATATTGAGCTAACTTTTCATCCCTAAAGAAATTTTTAAGACCTGTACTAAGTTTACCACCAGCAGCAACTTCTCTACCAACCGCCTTAGCCGCTTGTATAGGTTTTAATTTGTTTACAACTGAAAGATGTCCCGATATAGATTTTCTCAATCCATTAGCGGCTTTCTCACCTATCCCTGGTATTCTCTCAATACCATTAATTGTTTTAGTAATTAGTGGGTCTGTCAAATGTCCTCCTATTTTTGCATATCTCGCAGCAAAATCAGGATGTTCTGCACAATATTTTGCCAAAGCTTTAGTTGAAGTCATCGCCCCTCTCCCTGCAATTCCAGCACCTTTTAATAATCTTATTATTGGTTTTGCGATGATATCACCAACAGTAGGAATCAAAGCAATTAACATTAAACCTGCGTACAAATATTCTCCTTTCCACAAATATCTCAATATCAATATAATATCTGCCACTTCACCAATCACAGGAACAAATCCCGCAACCATAAGTGCGTTTTCAATAAAGTCCTCCTTTATAATATCTTTTTCAAAATCTACTAAATTCAAATATTGTTTTTCTGTTATTAGAATTGTTGCCATTAAAACATTTTCTTATAAATATTAAAGAAAAGAAAAAAGGGTTAAACTAACCCTTCTATTTCTAATTGTTTTTTCTTCTCTATGAATAACTGAACCCTGTCTCTTGCAACTTTTGCATAGTTTTCACTTAATTCTATCCCCAACCATCGTCTATCTAATATTTCTGCCGCAACACAACTTGTACCACTACCACAGAACGGGTCAAGGACAATATCATCTTTATAAGTAAGAATCTTAATTGCTTTGGTTGGAATATCCATAGAAAATGTTGCCTTCGTCATAGGACGACTGTCGTTAAGATACTTCCACTGCCCGAATACAAGTTCCATAAAATCTTTTTTATCATCATCTTGATAAACAATCTTTTTCTTGGTTGTTCCATCTTCCATTTCAATATCCGTAGGAACACCGACCCACTGCGGGACGCCCTTAACTTTCTTAATATGTTGTTTCTTGTAAGCAAGAATAACACATTCTTTTGGGTTATACACATAAGGGCTGGACGGACTCATCCAAGAACCCCAAGCCGTGGTTTTACTTCTGTGGGGACTATCTTCTTCTAAATCAATTATACCAAAAAAACCAAAACCAATTTCTTGCATTATCTTCCACACTTCAGCAACCATAAAGATTCTTCCACCCTTCGCCTGTCTGTTAATTTCATACGGAATGTTAACAGCAATTCTACCATCATCTTTAAGAATCCTGTATGCTTGTGTGAGCCAGTCTTTACTGAACTCCTGATACTCGGTGAATTCCATATCATCATCGTGAACGTCATATTTGATTCCAACACCATAGGGAGGCGACGTGACAACTAAATCAATACATCCTTCGGGCATATTTTTCATCACATCAATACAGTTACCATTTATTATTTTGTTTGTCTCTATCATTACGTAGTTTCTATATTTTTTATTTTTCGGTAGAGATACCAAGCGGCTTTCTTTAAATCTTCAAGTTCTTTTTCGGGGTCTTTTTTTCCCGCCCTTACAAGATACTTGAGTGCGTTCCCTGTGTGGAAGTCCAATTCAAGGGCTTCAATAATCTTAATCGCTTCATATGCGTTGTCGGCTCCCCCATAATGATTCGGGTGATTAACCATTTCTTTATTTTCCATTTTTATTCCATTTTTTATTCATATACTCGTAATATCTATCCAACTTGTTTCCGTTGTATAAAAAATATACAAAATAATAATCCCAAATCCAGTCTAATTTTTTAATTATTTTTTGCATTCTTTTTAGATTTCTTATTCTCTACTTTTGTTTCTTGTGGTTCAGATACTTCTTCTGTAGATTTTTCAATACCTTTTGATTTTTTCCATTCAGTTTTGGATACATATTTCCAATACCCGTCCTTTACTTTCAAATCGGCTTCTTTATCGTCAATTCTAATGACTTTACCCACCTCAACATTCTTTGTTGGCTTAATTGCTTTTAGACACTTCATTTTGTATGTTTTTAATTGTTAATTTTATTTCTTCATCAGACATTCCTTTTGTATATAAATCATACGCCTCCGAGCTTATCTTATCCATAAAGATAAATGCCTCCGCTTTGAATAACATCTTCAAAGGTTTATTCTTTTCAAAATACTTCATTAGTATTTTTTCATCTACAATTACTTTATTAAATCCCATACCAAAATTTAGGAAAAATAAAAATTATAGTCAAACTTTTGCGGTACTAAAAACGTATGTAAGGAGTTTTCTTTTAAGAATGGGGATGATTGTCTCCTCCAACGGAAGTTCCTGTGTTAATTTAACTTCAAACACCGGTAATCTTTTAAGGAATTCAACTTCTTTCCAAGTTGATTTTGTTTCAATAATTGAGGTGAGGGTTTCTTCATTTTCATCTCCCTCGTATATCTTTTTAAGTTGTGGCTTATAATTTAATTCTCCCTTCTTTGGTTTTTTCATTTGGTATTCCCAAACAATAATCTTATTCTCAAACTTATTAAATAAAACAACAAACCCTGAACCAACAACCGCATTATCTTTATTCTTTTTTAATGAGAGTATAACATTATCATAGGCGACAGTCCATATTGATTTAGCAATATTAAATGCATCAAATAATTTTGTGTTTGAATACCTTAAAGTTTTTTCTAACTCTGGTTTCTCTTCATCACTTATGTCTCTTGGTTTTTTGGGGTACAACTCTTTGAGGAGGATTTCATCATCACAAGCCTCAAACTTCTTGTCTGTTAATAAAAGTATATTCTCTCTAATAAGGGACTGCGTATTTGCAATATGAAGTGATAATTCAACAAAATCAGGATAAATCCTGAAACTATCAAAGTTTGTTCCGCATTTTTTAAGGTAATCTAACAGAGTATATTTGTTATATTCAAAATCTATTGGTTCTTTGAACATCCATTCTGGATTGAGCTTAAATGATATTTTCTTTTTCCTTGCCATAACAAAATATAATACATATTTCTATGATGGTGAATATTAATTTAACCTGATAATCCAATATGTTGTTCCTTCAACTGTAACTTCATCAGCATTTCCATCATAACTACTTAATGTGTGTCCGTAACCATCAGCGTCAATAACTCCTTCAATAAACTCACGTTTATCAATAAAATTATCTATATCTAAACCCATTTCTCTTAACCAATCCATCGGGTCGTATGCCGCATCTTTTGCCAATTCTTCCGCTTTATCTTCTATTAAATCATCAGGATATTCACCCTCTGGGTCATTTTCAATATCTTCAATTTCAGTATCTATCTCATCTAATTCATCATTTAATTCACTAACCTTGTCTTCTAACTCGCTAATTTCATCCTCATCTTCCATATCAGACATTCTACCTTCAAGAGAACTTATCATAATTCCAATTCTCTCTTTTCTTGTATTGTATTGTAAAATTCTATCTTCTTGTTCTCTTGATAATTCTCTTTGGTTTTCATCAAAATAACTTTCAGGACTGTTTCTAACATCATCATAATAAAAGTCATATGCAAAGTCCTTAACTTGTTCTTGACTAATATAATCCTCTGCAAATCCTTTAGAGAATCCTTCGTAACCAATATCATCTATAAGACTCTCAACATAATCATAACAACTACTTTTTATTTCATCTTCATCTCCAACCGCATATTCTCTACCATCTAAATCTGCACTATTTATAACTTCAAAACTTTGTAAATCATAGTGTCCACCAACAGGAATAATGTTATATACATCTATCTTTTCTTCCAATTCTGTTAATTCATCTTCCAAATCACTTATTTCATCTAATAAATCTGTATCTGCGTCTTCTCCGGCATCATACTCGGCATTTAATCTTTCAATTTCATCTTTCAATCTTTGTATTTCAATTCTATCTTCATTAGTCAAAGCACTAACATCACTTGTATCAACCAACCAATCTAATAAAGCGTGTGCCTTTAATCCCAAATCAGGACAATCAGGACCCAGTTCCCACTCACCATCTAATCTTCTTTCATTCGCCTCTGCGGTTTTTCTGTCTAATATTCTTTGGGATTCTATTCTTGCTAACCTTTCTCTTTCTTTTTTTGCCAATTCCTTATCTCTGAATATTTTTAATTGTTCAGCAAACTCTTGTTCCAAATATTGATTGATACTTTCACTAACTTTATCAAATTCGTCTTTCCCTATTATTCCCCATATTTGTGGTATGGAATCATCTTTTGCATCCCAAAAACTCTCCGACCCATCAAAATTTCTGAGGATGGCGATTTTATAAAATGGGTCTGAACTCTGTTTTGTCTTATCTATAATATAAAATAACTTACCTTCTGTATTATATCTTCTAAAATGTTCGTCTCCTGTTGCTGACGTACACCACTTTGTTCCTCTACCATAATAACAGGACGCTTCGTGAGTTAATGGGTTAACCACATAAAATCTATTATCATTAAAAACAACATTACCACCTTCGTGTTTCTCAACTTCTCTTCTTGTTGTGTTATTATATTGTTCTATTGCACTTGTAAGTTGTTCTAAACTCTTATACTGGTTAATATCTGTTTGTGGTAAGTTATGTGAGATTTTATCAAAATTATTTAATGCCGCAACCAATTTTCCGTAATTCTCATCAAAATTAACTGCATCAAAGTTTCTACCAACCCACTCCAAATACTTGGGTGTTACCATATTAACAATTCTCTCTACATTCTGTGCCCCATACTTCTGTGTATATTTGGTTTTAAAGTCATCAACTCTACCTTCAATTAAAATTTTAGAAAATTTCATATTCTTTTTATTTAATAAATAGTTTTATCCTGATATAATTGCAAATGTACTATATTTATTATTATGGGATGCGGAATATATAAAATAACTAACACCAAAAATAATAAAATATACATAGGAAGTTCTGTGAATATTAAAAAAAGAAAAGAAAAACATTTTTGGATGTTACAAAAAAAAATTCACGATAATAAATTCCTTCAGAGTTCTTATGATAGAGATGGTAAAGAAAATTTTATTTTTGATATTATAGAAATGTGCGATAAAAAAGATTTAGTTGAAAAAGAAAATTATTATATTATAGAAAATAAAACTAACGATATGAAATTTGGATATAATTTATGTCTTGTTAGTAATAGTAGAAGAAATGTATTAACAGACAAAACCAAGATTCAACTTTCAAAATATAATTTAAAGAAAAATAATAATTTTGAAAAATTTGCATTAATAAATATAGAAACTGAAAGAGAATATATATTTGAAACTTTATTTGAGGCTGCAAACTATTTATATGATAATGGATTTACTAAAGCAAGTTTAAGGAATATTAGAATGAAATTATCAAGTAGTTTAAGAGGTAAAGAAGTCAATTGTGGTGGAAAAAGTAAATGTATTCGTAAAACTTGTTACAAACATAAATTCAAAATAATAAACTAAAATTAAAATTTAAAACTATGGCTTGTGGCTGCAAAGGCAATCAAAATCCACCACCTCCTCCACCCCCTCAACCAAATCCTGCACCTAAACAGGATAGGGTGATTAGTGAGGACGTAAAATCTTCAATTAAAAAAACAATTGAGAAGTATTATAACGTTAACAAAACACAAAAATAATACTTAAAAACTTATGTGGTGAAGGAGCGCGAAAAACGCTCCTTTTTTTATATTTATATGTTATGAAGTTTTTAATAACAGAAAATCAAATGAGAAGATTGGAGTTTAAGTATTTGGATTACTTATTTGGGGATATGTATGAAGTTAAGTCAAAACATTATCCTAATTCTAGATTTTGGAAGAAAGGTGATAAGGTTGTATTAGAATTGGTAAAATTAGACAGATTATGGGTTTTACATTCAATTTGGAATGATATTTCCAATATGTTTTCTTTGGAAAATCGCGAAACTCAACAACTTATAAAGGAATGGGTGGAACAACATTTAGAATTGGGGGGAATCACACCACCGCCTGCCGAACCCAAATTATCCTGGTGGTGGAACAACATTTAAAATTATGAAATACATTATAACAGAAAATCAAATGAGAAGATTGGAGTTTAAGTATTTGAATTACTTATTTGATGACATATATGAAGTTGAATCGGCAAAATATAAGCACTCTAAATTTTGGAAAAAAGATGATGAGGTGATGTTAGAATTGGAAAAATCAGGTGATTTGTGGGTTTTACGTTCAATTTGGAGTGATATTTCCAATATGTTTTCATTAAATTATTATGAAACTCAACAACTTATAAAAGACTGGATGGAACAACGTTTAGGGTTGGTGGGGGTCACACCCAACAGCTTAATCAAGACTGGCATGACTTTGATGGAACAACGTTTAGGGTTGGTGGGAATTATACCCTTAATACCAATTTAACTTTACGTTTATAGGTGGAACAACGTTTAATATAAAAATTATGAAGTTTTTAATAACAGAAAATCAAATGAGAAGATTGGAGTTTAAGTATTTGGATTACTTATTTGAGGATATGTATGAAGTGGAATCAAAAAAATATCCTGATGTAAGATATTTTATAAAAGATAATAAGGAGATATTGTTAGAATTGGAAAAATCAGGTAGGTTGTATGTTTCAAATAGAATTTGGAAAGATATTAAAAATATGTTTTCATTGGATTCTTATGAAGTACAACAACTTATAAAGGAATGGGTGGAACAACATTTAGAATTGGAGGGAATTATACCCTTAATACCAATTTAACTTTACGTTTATAGGTGGAACAACGTTTAATATAAAAATTATGAAGATTTTAATAACAGAGAATCAAATGAGGAAATTAGAGTTTAAGTATTTGGATTACTTATTTGGGGATATGTATGAAGTTGAATCGGCAAAATATAAGCACTCTAAATTTTGGAAAAAAGATGATGAGGTGATGTTAGAATTGGAAAAATCAGGTGAGATGAGAGTTCCATTCTCAATTTGGCGTAATATATCAAATATGTTTTCGTTAGATTATGATGAAACTAAACAACTTATAAAAGACTGGGTGGAACAACATTTAGAGTTGGAGGGAATCACACCTGATTTTAGAGAAACATATGACTTTTTTAGGTGGAAAAACATTTAATATAAAAAATTATGAGAAATATTGATGATATAGTTGAAAGGTTTAATGATGGCGATTATAGTGTTTTAGAATACTTCGGTGGTGATTATCAAACTTTTTTTAAATTTTTGGAAAGAAGAAATAAACTAATTGATATAGACCCAAAAGGTTCTCTCGCAGATGAATATCAAAATGAATTATTAATTTATTTTCACAATACAAACATTGATGTATTCCATCATTGGTGTAATGACTTATTAAATGATGTAGAGTTTGTTGATGGGAAACCATATATCGTTAGTGACCCAGGATATTTTTCAGTCCTATTTTGTGATAGTAGAGATGTTAGTATAGAAACAATAGACAACATATTATCGGGTGATTTAGATTTTGATTGGCATAGTTATGATATTGATATATATGATAATGTTATTCACGAATTAAATATAGAAAATCTTCGTAAACTCAAAGAAATTTTTATTAGAGAACTTTCAGGAAAAGAAATTGAATATGATGGTGAGTCCTTTGAAGTAACCAGCGAAAATATAGATGAGATATTCAGAGATAGTGATATTGTAAAACTAATACTTAATGATGAACTTTCTAACATAGAATCCGAATTGAATAGTTTATATTTTAGTGCCGAACAAAGTGCCTTATCAGATGATTATTATGAAGAAGTTTGGGATAAACTTGACGAGTTTTTCTATACAGGTGATAGAAAATGGGTTTCAGTTAAAAGAGGTTATAGTTGGGATAAAGATGGTAGTAAAAAAGATAGATTTGTTGATATGATTAGAATACCAATAAGAGATTTTGATAGATTTATTATTGATTATCTTGATAATAATAAAAAATATAGTAATTCAACTCTTGAATATCACGGAAGCTATATTGACTTGCTTAAAGATGCTGGTGATTGTTTAAGAGTTAGATTTCCTGACTACTCAGATTATAGAAAAGTTGAAAATAATATTAATGAAATGTTTGGTGACTATATCTCCTAAAAACTATTTAATTATATTTTAATTTTTAGTAAGTTTCTAAAAAATTATTATTATGATATTAAAATCACCTAATAGCAGAACGGCAATTGTAAATTTATTTGCCGATTTCATTTTATCAAAAATACCAAATAAAAAACATACGATTATTCAGGTTGCAGATTGTATTAATTTCTTTGTTATTAAAGGAAAAACATCTTATGGTGATGTATTAAATATGGGAGAAATCCTTGATGAATTTAAAACAAAAATTAATTTACCTGACGGGAGAAAACTTACTCACACAATAGATTTAATTGAATATAATATTGAGATGACCGAACCAGAACAAATCATTCACAACTATTATAATACAATTAACTGTTCTTATAATGGTAATCAAATTGAGAGCTTTATTTCGGACAACACCACCTCTTATGGTGATGATTACTATTTAAATACGATTAAAGACAATACGAACCTTATAGCAACCTCCGAGTTCCCCCACGGGTATTCTCTATCACAAGGAAGATTATTTTATTACTACGGGAAGTATATTATGTATAACATCCCAACCAACTATCCTGTGGTTGAATTAACGATGTGTATCAGTAAAGATGAAGATAAGTTTTTTGTATATGATGGATTCTATAAGAATGAAGATAATAGATTACGCTCCGCAATTTTAGATATGTTTGATTTTGATATGACTTGGATTGAGTCAGAACTAAAAAAAGTGGATTGGACTATTGAAGTTACCAACCCACTTTCTGAATATGATTTTTTGAATAAAAAAGTTAAAGATTTCTTATTTACATAAGGTGTCCCTTAATAATATCCACCGCTTCCGTAAGTTCATTATAGTTTCTTTCGGGGGCATAAAGGAATGATTCGTGTTCCTCTTCAGTACCTTCAATTATTAAAAGTGCCGGAACCATATCATTATCTGTGATTTCCGAGAAAAGATTATACTCTTCCTCATACTCATCAATATCCCTATCAAAAAACTCAATACCTTCGTTTACCAACATATCTTTAAAATCTTGGCAAAACGGACAATTTTTCATCGTATAAACAACAACGGATAAGTTTTTCATATTAAATTATTTGACCTGCAACCGATTTTATTTGTTCTTCTCTGAGAACACCTGTGCTATGATATACTTCTTTACCACCACTAAATCCTTTGATTGTTGGGACACTTCTTATTCCAAGTTCATTTACCGCAAAATCTTTATCATTTTCAATATTGAAAAGATATAATTTGGTTCCGTCAGATTCCTTCATTTCTTTTGCAACCTTTTCAAACCAAGGTTTCATAACTTTACAGGGTCCGCACCAACTGGCGAAGCAGTCAACTAAAATTTTTTCCCCACTTTTAATTTTTTCTTTTAATTCTTGTGATGTAATTTCCATATTTTTTTTATTTTGTTAATAAGTTTACAAATGGTTTAATGAATATCAATAGTTCATTATGTTGCTCTTGTCTATAATATATATCAACATCAATTATATTTTTGTGTAATGAATGTCTCCTTATAAATAGATAGAACCCTTGTTTAGTTTTTAAAATAATATCTTTCCACATAAATTTACCACCACTATAACCAGAAGTCATAAACAAAGTTTCATACTTTGTTATGTCTAATTTTTCATCGGTCAATTGAATATCATCAATTGAAACTTTTGATAGAGGTGCGGTAGCTTTCTCTATGTGTTTAATATAATAATGTTTATCCATAATTAAAAATCTATATACATACTACTATAACTTGCATCAATACCCTCAACATTCCAAACTAATCTATTGTCCTTCCACTCTGAATCTGAAAATAACTCAACCCCGTTGGTACAAACTTTTTTAAGTTTCACCGTATCAAACCTTTTGTCTTTCACAATCTTATTCATTCTCTCATTAAGTATTTCAACAGGTTTATACCACTCCGAAGTTAAAGAACCATTAAATCTTCCAAGACACTGAACGTTTTTTACCTTAATTTTATCTTCTTCTTTTGATAACTGATATTCAATTGTCGCTCTACTATCAGATTCAACATCTCCTTTTCTAAATGAAACAATAATTGAACTAACTCTTCCTACATATCCTTTAACACAATTTGATTGTTGTTGACTCTCATTATTATATAAAGATGAGTTTGTTAATAAAACGGGATAATACGTTTCGCCCTCACAGGTTATTGGTTTTACAACCTCATTCATCATATATTCAGGATATATTCTGTAATAAGTTCCTTGAGTGTAGTGTTGTAATTTATCCGTCCAATCCAAATGCTCTTGTCTAAATTCAGTAATAGATGTTGAATACCATCTTACTTCTTCCTCCCCAAATGTTTTTAATCTAACATAAGTGATTACGTGGTCAAAGTAAGTGTTATAATCCAACTGCTCATTCAGAACTAACTCAAACATACTGAAAGCTCTTTTTAGTTCATCTGGCGAGAATATTTCTCTACCTGTCGTTGTTGGTCTATTCCAAGTAGCCCCCCTGAAATTTAAACACTTTAAAAGAATATCTTCATTTTGGTTTACCCAATCTTCTCCAAAGAAATTAATAGCGTTTTTATACATTCCAAGATTTATGTTCTCACATATATGAAGAGCCTTTCTTAATTTCTTTCCCGTTATATTATGAAATTTCATAAATGAATCCACCAACTTCATATCATTTTTTCGAAGTATCTTTAAATTTGGAACTTGTAATTCTGAATTTAAAAACACACCGAAGTTGTTTGGGAATTTAATATTCCTTTTCATCATATAGTATCTATACAACCTTTCCCCGTGACTTAACTTTGTTTCATTATTACCATCAATAGTTTCAAAAAACTTATTTAAAGCCGAATTCATAATCAAATCGGTATTAGAATTCTCATAATTTTTTACAAAATGATTTAACAAACTTCTCGTTTGATATTTAAAGTTATTGAAAAAATCAAAATGAAATGAATTTTTTCTTATTCTTCTTGAGAACTTTCTTTTTTTCTGGTAGTTGTGAAGAAAACCGCAGTATATATCACCTGTTATTGTGTTAATTGTAACATAATCAACATTTTTAGATTTTGTAAAATATTTAGTTCCGACCCTCCTAGTCTGATGTGAATGAAATAATTTTATAGATAATTTATGTCCTTCTTGTTCCACAACAAGCAATAAGTTGTGTCTAAAAACACCCCATAAAGGATTTGCAAAATTATCCACAAACGCCTTTTCAGTTAAGTGATTGGACTTAAATGTGAATTCGGTATTAACCTTTTTTTTACCTCTATGCTCATAATTAGGATTACTTGTTTTATTATAAAACATACTATCCGCAAGTACCGTATAAGGTAGATACTCCGTGCAATCGTATTTAGCAAAACTAACTTTATATAGCTCTTTTCTCATAATAACAAAGATAATAAATTAAATTGAAATGGGGACATAATGTCCCCACTTTTTTAGCAATAAGTTTCTGCAAGTTCCCAAAGTTGTGTGTTAACCTTTTGGAGTGATGAGATGTTTTTAAGTTCTCTCATAGTAGTAAATCTACCCTTTTGAGTGTGGTAAGATATACCCCCACGAACAAACTTCTCCTGAACTCTGTTAAACACATTCCACACAGATTGTTTAGAATCCTCAACTCTAACCGGTCTTACCAACTCTTCAATACTTAAAGAACTTGGAACTGAACCAGGAATCCAACGGATGATTTTCGCCTTAGTTCCGAAGTCATTAACCTGTTCATCAGTCATAATGGTTGAGTTCATTTTACCCATAGCATTTCCAATTAAAGGTAGGTTCTCTGCGAACTCATCGGTTAATCTACGAACATCACCCATATCAACTTTCATATGACGAACTCTGATTGATGATGCAATTCCCGTTGGAACCGTAAGTCCGTTGGAACATACTAATCTGTGGAGTCCGGCACCAATATTAAGGCTTGAAAGTCCGTTGTGGGAGTTTCTGATAATTGCCTCAACAAGTGAATCTCCAACTTGTGGAAGTGCTCCGTTTCTTAATCTAACTTCGTGAATACCGTAGGGGTTATTACCCATTTGTTTAGCACTTGAGATTTCCCAACCTTCTCTCTGAAAACCTTCAAGGATTTCAACGGTTGGTGCTAAATTGTATTTCTGTGTAAGCTTCGGTGAAGCCTGTGTGGTGAAAACTGCGGGTGCTTGTGCCCTTACTTGTTCTAATGTTATAGACATATGATTTTGATTTAGAACACAAAGATAATTGGTTCTATTCAAACTGCCAAATTAATTTAAAGAATATTCTCCAAAAATTGTAGGAATTATTACATTAGAATTATTTTCAATACGTAGTGGGTTTCCGTTAATCTCCAAACAAACATCGATTAGTTGTTGTCTTGTTAAACTAATCTCATCCCCTTTCTCTGAATTTGTTATGGCAACTTCTCTTAATTTAACAAAAAACTCATCCTTCTTTGTTAAAGGAACTAAATTAATAAGTTCTTCAGGATTATCCTTGAAGAACTTTAAAATGCTGCTCATATAAATTTCAACATCCACATTCATATGTAAAATTTTTAATCTTCGTCTTCGGTGAAATCCCACATTCCATTACCAAAATCCGCACCCTTATCTCTAATTTCTTGTGGAACATCTAAATTAGGACATTCTTTAGCATTTAAGAATACTAATTCAGGTAAATTTACAATACAACCTGGAACGGTTCTTAATTTAGGATTGTTTTGAACTGTAAGGAACCTTAATTTTTTCAAATTACAAACTGTTTCAGGTAAACTATCAATACAGTTTTCAAAATGTAAGAAATTTAAATTGCTAAATCTATCAATATCATCAGGAATATGAATTATAATATCATTTTTCTCATTATTTTTGATTGTAAGTGTTTCTAAACTTGTTGGTAAGTTCTCAAACAAATCGTGAATACCGTAAAGTCCAACAAATTTACCAATTGCTCCGTGACTAAAACTATCAATTTTCAAACTAGTTCCATCAAGAGTTAAACCTCTTGCGAATTCAGGTTTAAAGAAATCTTTAAGTTCAGACATTTCACCATTAAGTAATTTAACCAAATCAACTCCGTGGTCAGCAACATCCATAAACTGATTAGATGGAAAATGGAATTGATACCTTGTTGCAGGTAATCCGCTTGATTCACCTCTTTTACCCTCCCATTGGTTAGGTATTACAACATATAATGGGCCGTCTTTAATATATCTACTAAACCAATCTAAACCAGGTGAAGATGTACACCATCTTGTCTCACCCTTACTTGGTTCAAGGTAATTACCACCATAGAAACAAGCCGCGTCCTTACCCAATTTTCCTTTATCTTCAATTTTTGCAACAGTCCATTTATCACCTCTGTATGCAATCTCACCACCAGGATGTTCGTAAGTTTCTGATGCAGCTTTTTTCTCTTCTTTACTTGCTTTAGTTTTTTCTAATGAAAAATCTTTAACCAATTCATAAAGAGATTGAACAGTCAATTTATTAACATCTCTACTTTCCTGTGGAATTCTGCTTTTAAATCTTTCAAACTTTTTCAAGTCATTTGTAACTTTATACAAATCCTCAAGGAATGTTGCTTGAGCTTGTTTCAACTCTCTTTCATACATAGGAGTACCTTTTTCAGCCTCCGTTGGGATTGATAGGTATTGTTTGATTAACCAAGGAACGTAACTTCCGGCTTTAACTTTCTCAAGTTCATTCTTATCTTGTGTATCTAAATCAATATCATTAAGATTAGTGCCTGGGTCAGCTTTAACCAATTCATTGTAAACCTCCTTAGTCATAAGTGGTTTTAACTTCTTACCTTCCTTATTAGTTAAAGGTTTGGTTACTTTTTCTAAATTAATTAGATACTTCGATTGAGCCTCTAAAATGATGTTTTTTAAAAGATTTGTAAATTTCATTACTGAATTATTTTATTATAAATATATTGAGAATGCAAAAATACTTAAAAATTCAATATGAATAGCTCTTCTCCCATATTTTGTTTTGTATTTTTTTTGGCGGCAGCCGCTTTAGCAAATAATTTTCTTTCCCACCTATATACATTTTCAGGGAACCAAGTGTGTAAATCAGGGAAATCATAATACGACATACCAAATTTACCTTTTACTTGTTGTAAAACATTTGCCAATCTTTCGTGGTCTTGTCTATCAAAATCGTGGTTGGAATAATAATTTTCTGTTTTATAATAGGGGGCATCAACATAATGAAAAGTTGTTGGTGAATCATATTTAATAATTAAATCCTCAAAATCCATATTCTCAACATCCGTAATCTTTAAGAAATGTTCCACCCAATCAGGTTTACTTAATTTATCTCTAAATGAGAGATATTTGCAACGATACTTACCTTTTAAGTCAATAAATGAAGATGTTTCAGGTTTACTTCCACTAAAAACTTGAGTAACAATATAAACGTATTTTGCCGCTGTTAAGTAATCAGGGGAATTTGTTGTAAATCCTGAATTAAATACCTCCGACTGATATTCTAAAAATCTATTCCTGAAGTCTTCCGGTGTGTTAGAAACCCCTATTTGTTGTACGGGTATACTATCTAACGCCCTCTGTAATTCAGAGGGATTTTGGACACATTTAAATAGATTATAATTGAGGGGGTTGAAGTCATTATAGACAATCTTTTTAAGATTTGGATACTTACTTAAATCCATATTAAAGTAGCACCACATCATTCCCCCAAAACTTTCAGTCATTATTTCCATATCTTGTGGATAGTAATCCACTAACCAAGCACCTATTCGGCTCTTACCTCCAATCCAACTTAACATATTATTATTTTTTAAAAATATAATAAAAAAAAATCAGAAAGGCAAATTATTTACAAGATTTTAATTACAATTTATATTTCATATTATGGAAAAAGAAAAAAAATGCAGTAGTTGCAAAAAAGAAAAATTAGACATTAAAGAATGGGGTTTGATTGTATTAGGTTTCTATATGTTAGGAACATCTATCTACGGAACAATTCACCTCATTAAACATTTGATGGGTTAATTTCTTTCAAACCTTACGTGGAGTTTAACATACATATCTCCCCCATTATATCCCTTACCTTTTAATCTCAAAGGCTTTGAGCTATCAAATAGTTTTGGAGCCGTGGTGTTTAAATCTCCACTTGGGTGTGGAATTCTATATGTCTCACTATTGGCTTCTTCCAAATTAAGATATAAGTTATAAATTAAATCATTATTCATCTTCTCATACCCGTCTTGAGGTTCAAGTTCAACTTGGATTACCAAATCACCATACGCGCCATTATTATAATCACCATAACTCTGTAGTTTCATATACTGCCCGTTATCAGAACCCACAGGTATTTTAATGTTTATCTCTTGTGCCTCAGATTTTGTTCCCTTTCCATTACATTTATTACATCTATGAACTAACGTATATCCTCTACCACCACAAGTATCACAAGCACTTCTAACTTGTTGAACCATAAACCCTGTTCCAAATGTTTTAACAACAAACCCACTACCTCTACAGGTTCCGCACGCTTGTTGTTCTCCACCACCTCCAAGACAACCCATACACTGAGTTTCCTTAACATAATGGATAGTTCTCTCCGAACCCAAATAAGATTCAATTGGATTTATTTTTAGTTTTATAATCTTTGGGGGCGCGGTTGGTTGTCTTCTCTGTTGAGCGAAAGGATTTCCCCCACCAAACATACTTGCAAACAAATCCTCAAATCCTGTTCCACCATACGGGTTATTCTTTTGATTATTATATTGAGCCTTTTTTTGTTCATCACCGAGCACTTCATAAGCTTCATTAATCTCTTTAAACTTGTTTTCATCCCCACCTTTATCAGGGTGATATTGAACTGCAAGTTTCCTATATGCTTTTTTTATTTCTTCTGGAGAAGAATTCTCTTCAATTCCTAAAATTTCATAGTAATTTTTCATAATGGAATATAACTTTTTTGTTACCTTGTTTAAGAATAAAACTAAAAAACGAATAATAAAGAAATTCGTAACTTATACCAAGGCTAAATCATTTTATACAAAGATAAAAAATGAAAGTGATAAAGTCATCTTTTCTAAAGAAGTTGAGAACGGTAAAGATTGTAAATTTGAAATTGGTTTAATTGAATTAAGTTCAAAACAGTTATTCCCAATCTATATGACTGATGAGATGGGTAGGAATGTTAAAGTGAAACTTGAAGATGATAATATGACTCTTGTTGAGATAACCCCATATAAGATGGAGGAGTTATTATATGATATTCAAACCGAAGAGAAAATTGATACTCACATCCTGATTAAAAAATACATAAAAGGTGATGGTGTTAAAATGATTTCAACCCTTCATAATAAAATTATAATTCAACAGGATGAAAAATTCAGTATGTTCTCTTTAAAGAACGAACAAGAATCCAGTAGATTTATTGATTGTCTAACATCGCATTTCTTTAAGATAAAAAGAATGGATTGTATTTTTGTGAAAGATTATTCCTCCGCACAGAGAAAATATTTGTTTGAATTACTTGAAAAATTTGGGGTAGATAAAAAAGTATTATACAGGAAGTTTACAACATATCCTCGTTCAAAATAAAAATTAAGTCAGTCCCTGACATATCTATTGTAAATTGTTTGTGGTGTCTATCAATCTCTCTAAAGTGATTAATCATCTTAACATACTCTTCCTTATTTAATTCAAATACAACAGATGATTTACCTCTAAATAATGTTTGCAGCGAATCAGCAATTAATGCCAATTTTTCTAACTCCCCAGGAGCGCTATTTTTATTCTCTGCCATAATGTTAGTTTTACTTCTTTTGGTTGTTCAAAAAGGTCCTCTTTTTTTAAACCCTTAATTTCACTTATAAATTTTTGCTTGGTTGACTTTATTTCTAAATTATCCCTTTGCATCTCCTTGTCCAGCCAATTCAAGATTTGTTGTTTCTTCTGTGTCATCTTCTAAAGAATTTTCGTCATAATCATTTTCAAAATCAAAATATAGTTTTTGTAACTTATCTAAATCTGTTTTCTCAAAAGTAGATTTTAACCTATCTACCGTATCTTTAAATAGTCTTTCTTTAATCTCCTTCTCCTTATTAACCTTAATAACCTTTTGGATTCTTGAGAGACATAAATCAATCTCTGTCTCATCAATTTTTGATACAAAGGACAAACCTTTTAAATTTTCAATCCCAACATCAAAAGGGACAATTTGACTCTCCTCCATAACACTTTTAATCATCACCCATTTAACGGGGAATTTCATATCAAAACTCAAATAGTTTTCAAGTTTTCTTATTGAATGTATGTAGTCAATATATGGTAGTAATTCTTTATAGATACTCATTATTTAAAAATATAAGTTGTAATATAACTGATTGATGTTCCTAATAAAATAAGCTCCCTGTCACTTAAATAAAGTGGTTTAGGCTCTCTTTGTAACAGGGTGCTCGTTAATTTACCCAAACTTCTTAACAAGATTAGGCTTGAGAAAACGAATAAAAAGAAAAATAAATTTTCTATATTAAGCATTTTCAGTTGTTTTTCTGTTTTCAAGAATCTCACCTCTTAATGTCTGTAAAAGAGCTTTAAGTTCTTGAGCACTTTTTCTTGCTCTTGTCCCTGCACTTTTATTTCCTGCGTAAAATTTAGTTACGTCTAAAGAAAGAGTTTCTGTTAAAACTTTGATTTGTTCTAATGTTTCCATTTTAATTGTTTTTTTAAATTTTAATTTTTTTATTGCTGGTGTAAATAGAAATGAGGTTTTTACTCAAAATTTTTTTCCATCAAGTTATAAAGTTCTGTGAGAATATCCAAATCAGATTTGCTAAACGGTTTGTCCAAACTAAAAACATCGTCCAAAAAACTTGGTATGGCAGTTTTTATATTTTTTTCTTTTGAGTTGTAAAATGTATCAAGAAAAAAAGATTTTAAATAATCTTTGTATGTACCTTCAGATTTTATTAATATATTTTCCTTTCTAAAATATTCCACAAGTTTCTTCCAACACCATTCAAAATGTTTCCCATTATCATCTTCAGATAATATAATTTTAGTTTCGCTATTTTCATCCCCTAAATAGGTATCCAATACGATTTGATGTAGAGACTTAAATATGTCTCCACATAGCTCAATCTTCTCATAACTCATATTATGAACGTTGAACCATACTATCACCTCATCGGGGGGAACAGGCTTTGCCATCCAATTAAAAAAATTCTCCATAGTTTTCTATGGAGAATATAATTAAATTATTTCAAATGTATATTTTATTGTGTCTTCTTATTGTAAGAAATAAGGTTTTTCATTTTTTCCATTTCCTCATTTATTACTTTTTGAGATTTAGTTTCTGATTCTTCAACTTTATCAATAATTGATTGTGCGGTTTTTCCTTTTCCATAATTTAAATTACCTTTTTTAGTTTGGTCACCCGCAACTTCTCTTGTGTCTTGTGGGTATCTCTTATAAGAAGATTTCATTTGTTCCTGTCCATAATAATTATTTTTATAATTATTCATAAATTTTTCACCAACTTCACTTGGAACAACATTACCTAACGCCTTACCACTTTCATCAACTTCTGCATTACCTGTTTTTGAATTACCTTTAAGGTACATTTCAATTTTTTCGTCTTCGGGTTTAATTTCATCATAAACCAAATTAGTCATACCTGGATATGCAAAAGCATCAATGTATTCGTCTACTGCATCTGATTTATGATAAGCCTTGGTATCGTCTTTTTCTTTTTGTCCATTTCCTTCAGGGAATTTGTCGGTATTCATTTCAAATTTAATTTTTGAACCATCCTTTAGGTAATCAGTTATTTTTTTAGTTACAGATGAGATATAATCATCGTTTTCTTTTTTACTACCATCTTGAGCTTTTTTAGTTTTAGCCAATCCCGATACGTATTTTTTACTGATATTATCTTTTAATTTTTCTGTAACTTTTGAAACTTTAACATCTTCTTCTTTTTGTTTTTTCTCTTCGACAATAATTTTTTCAATCATATCAATAAGTTCATCTTCGGTTAAAGTTAAGTTTGAACTTTCTTTAAGACTTTTAAGATTAAGAGCTAAATTAACTTGTTTAAGTAATTTTAAATCTGATGCCGATAATTTTTTATCTCCTTTAGATTTACCTTCTAATTCTTTTTTCAAAGATTTTAATTTTGCAACAGGTATTTTATCTCCTTCAGGAACACCTAATTTCTTATGTAATGCACCTTTATGCATTTTTGTTTTTTGAATCCATTTTTCTTTACCTTCTCTTACAGGGTAAGTTTCTCCATCAACTTCAAAACTATCTTTGTGTTGTTTTCTTGCTTTTTCTAATGCACCTGAAAATGCGTTACCTTCTTCCACTTCTTCATCAAATTCTTTGTTTTTCCCAAACCCTAATTTATTTTTTAATCTACTCATAAATGAAGGTTTTTTATCATCATCGCTCATATCACTTTTTGTATCTTCAAAATCATTTTTATTAGATTGTTGTTTTTCTCTAAGTTTGTCTATTTCATATCTATGTAAAAGTTCATCCATATCATTATCACTTGGAGAATGATTACCATATTCATCTAACTCTTCCCAAGATTCATCAACTTCTTTTTTAAAGGATTTTTTTTGTCTTAACTTTTTAAAATCTGCTGCGGTTAATTTACCTTTTGGTTCTGCAACATCTAATTTATTTTGACCACCTTTGAGACTTTCTAAAACAACAAAAACTTTTTTATCAATCTCTTCGTTAAGAATTTTCTCAACCAATTTATCTATTTTATTTTGATATGTACTCATTTTTCTTTTTATTATAAATATCTTTATTTATTTAATTTTTCATATTCATATTCCAAAATCGCTTTTATTGTAGTCTCATTCAAATTAAATTTTTCTGAAACACTTTTTATTGCATCTCTTACACTTTCATTCTGATAAATGTTAAGTGCTTTAATATCTCCTTGATTACAATATGGAAATTTTTTACATTTTTTCTTGACTGATACAAATGCACCTCCAGGAATCTGTGTTTTAGATTTACCTCTCCAATCTTTTGCCTTAGTTGATTTTGCCCAAGCCGCGGGTGTTGCATAAGCGCCAACAGAACCTGAACCTGTTGCCTCAGTTGCTTCAATTTTTTTAGCCTCGGCATTTTCTGCATTACTCCTTCTAAGAAACTCACTATCCGCAAATGCAATAGGTCCTTCAAACGCACCTACTCCACCACCTGAACTTGTTGCCTCTTTTGTTTCACTTTTCTTTTTCTTACCTTGACAGTGAGCCCTTTCACTAAACCCTTTAGGGTGACTACAATTAATACTTTTTTTATACTTTTCGCTCCATTTTTCTTCTATCTCACCATCTTCTTTAACCATATCCTTATATTTGATATTATCCAACATAATGTCGGTATTCAAATTAGGAAGACTTGAAAATGCTTTATCGAGCGATTTTTTAAACATTTCTTTTTGATTTTCCATTTTAAGCGTTTTTTAGTCTTGGTTCCCAATAACTTCTATTCATCCACATAAATTGATAAAATTCACGGAACATTTTTAATGTTATTTCTTTCATTTCACCTTCAAGTTTACCTCTTTTAACATCTTTCAATATTTTTTCCATAAACTTATCCTCAAATTGTTTAATTGTATTTGCATCCATAAAGTTTCTTATTTCTTTACGAATTAAAACTTCAATCTCTTTAGTTTCTGAACTAGTTAGTGCCATTATTTAGTTATTATAAAATAAGTTAATGTTCCAATTATCATAGTTGAGAACACTTTAGTGAAAATATTTCTTGACTTCATAGCCTTCAGACTTTTTTCAACTTCGGTTGAGTGTGTTTGTAAGATAGCATATTGTTTAGTTTGCTCACTAATTACTCTGTTATAATTAACTTCTTTCTCATTCATTTTTAAAATGATACTATCTTTCAAAGAAACTTTTAGTTGTGTTTCTTCTAATTCTTTTAAAGTTAATTTTAACTCTTCTTTTGCTTGGTCTCCGCTTATTAAATCTTTAGCGATTAACTTAACAATTGGAGCAGGAAAACACTTAGTTGGGATAATAGTATCTTTTTGCGAAAATGCTATCAAGCTCAGTATCATTGTAAGTGTCAACAGCGTTAATTTTTTCATGATAAATTTGTTTTACTATTGTTTTTTGTTGTTTTATGTTTGAGATTTTAACATCTGTTTGTAAGATGTCGTCATTTAAATTTTTAATCTCTTGATATAAGATTTCTTGTTTCTTTTCAACGTTCTCAATAACTTTGGTTAAAGAATCAATATCTTTCTTATAACTATTATCAATTTTTGTACTCGCACTTGGTTTTAATAAAAACCAAATAACATAGATTATTCCTAATAAGATTACTAATTTGAATACACTATCAAACGTATCTTTTAATCCTGTTTTGTTTTCTTTCTGGATGCTACTATTTTCGACCATTTTGATTTAAATTTTTCGTAATATTTTTGTAGTTTATTTATCATATCAAGGAACTCGGGGTCTACCTTGACTGCATTTCCGTTAATATAAATACCATTATTTTCACCAATTGTAAAAATAAAATCCATATCCTGGTCTATAATTTTACCAGACCATTCAACGTTATTAGTATAAACATTTAATTCGTTAAAATCAACTAGGTCAGAAACTTCTTCAATAAATTCATCCATAGTTTCTTGGAAAGCTAATTTATCGTCACTAGTTATTTGAAGTTTCTCTTTTTCTTTTCCGTGTAACGCTAAAATACCTCCTGATATTCTATACTTCTGTACTTTATCGTCGGGTGCTTCTTCCCCTTCTTTTTCTGGGTCTTCAGCGGTTTCATACTCAGTGTCCTGATTAATTTTATTTTCAATACTTTTTGCAACATTAATTCTTTCAGGTTGTTCATTTAACATTCTTGCCCTGTTAACTAATGATTTTATTTCATCATATTTTTCATCGTGATATCTGCTCATATTCTATTTGTTTAATAAATTTTTCAAAATCAAATGATGGGTTTAAATCAGTAAATCTACTATCGTAATTACTTCTTGAAACAATCCCATCAAATTTTATAATACCATCTATTTTCGTGTTTCGTCCCGAAAATTTTTTTGGTATTTTTAATTCCGTACATAACTTTTCACAAAGTATTAATGTGTTCTCTATTTGAATTTCCGTGTAGGGATGCCAAAAGAAGTAATCTCTCCACTTTTTTTCATAAGGTTCACCAATATAAATACCTCCATTCCAATTAATGTATTGATTTGATAAAGGTTTCTTTTCTAACCAACCCAAATTTTCTAAACATATTATTACGGAGTTTTGATTTATTCCTCCATCATAAAAGAAATTTGAATATCCTGTTTCAGGAAGTAGTTGTAATATATCCCCTTTTTGAGATATAACAAAGTGAGGAATTTTATCATATCCCTCGTTGTACCTAAATTTAAGGGATGTTAAGTATTCCTCAACATCCCTTGAAGTATGGCATAAGATTATTTGTTTCTTATTTTTTTGTTTACCTACTGGTTTAAATTTTCCGTATTGTATAATATTAACCATCACGTTTTGTATAAACTAATCTGTTTATTTTCGGTTCCTCTTGTGGAATATCTTCATCTAATATTTCTTCTTCTAATCCTTCCTGTAATGTCACATCCCAATCTGATACTTCATCATCCGATGGTATTGACTCAATAATATCCTCGTTGGTTGTTATTATCATTTCAGATGAAGTTTGTGGTGTAATTGACGGTTCTGTATTTTTTACCGATATATCCCATTCTTTTGGACTATAAGTTTCATCTAACATATCGTAATAAGATTCTTCATCCAAAGCTAAATCAGTATCTTTCTCTTTAAATAACATTTTTTCCAATATCTCTAAATCCTCATCACTTGGTACCCATTTCTCCATATCCGCCATTCTTTCAATCTTTCCCGCCTCTTTACTTAATTCATCAATATCCACATCTACTTCAGATGGTTTAATTTCTTTTGTTTTTTTCTTTTCTTCTTCCTCAAATTTAACCAACATATGTAGGAATGATAATGATATTAGAGGTAACATACCTCCTGCAAATAACGCTAAAAATCTTTTGTGTCCTATAATATTGCCCGATTCAACACCAAGAAAGGAAACTAAAGGGTCAACCATATCAACCCAGTCTTTAAATGATACACTATTAATGTCGATATATTGATAAGCAAAAAATATGTTACCAATAAACTGAATAAGTGTTACAATTGCAAATGGAAAATAAACTTTCTTTCCCATCTGTGCGGATATTGCAGCAAGTGCAGATAAAGCTGCAATCTCAATACCAATAGAAAGGTATACCGCCCAACTAACTGGATTTGATATACCGTACCATTTTGTTACGTGAGATATTGATACTATGGCAACCGTTAAGATAGGTACCAAAAAAGCACAATAAATAATTGTCTTAAAGTTTCTCTGAAACCAATTCATTAGTTACTTGATTTTAATTTTTTTATCTCTTCTTCAATTTGAGTTTGTCTTTGTACATCAAGAATTTTTCTATCTGTGGCTTGAATCATTCTTTTTTCGGCTTCAAGTCCCATAATCTTTAATTCAACACCTAATTCTTTTTTATTGTATGTTGAATCTTTAATTGATTTAATTTCTTTTTTAATGTTTGATAATTCTCTTGAATCTCCGCAACTTTTGAATAATGTGAGAACTGCAATTACCAATACAATAATTGTAAAATTTTCTGTAATAAACTTTTTCATAATTTTTTGTTTTAAAAATAAAGGGTGTATCTAATAAATACACCCTAAATTAATAAATTACATATAGTCAAAAAGTATACTTGACTCATTCCGAAGTTTCCGTAGTGCCTTCTCTTTTATCTGTCGGACTCTCTCTTTAGTTAAATCAAAATCATTCCCAATGTCTTCAAGAGTTCTTGAACTACCAGTTAAACCAAAATAGTCTTCAATTATAACTTTTTCTCTATCATCCAATATGTTAAGAATTGACATTAACTTTTCTTTAAGAGTTTCTTCTGTTGAGAATCCCGCCTCAGGTCTATCGGCATTTGGATTAACAATAACGTCTAATAGTGTATCGCCCTCTTCATTTAATGGATTATCTAAATTAACAGTATAAGGTAGATTTGTAAATTTATCGGGTAAATCCAAGCCAGTAATATCTTGTTCTTTTTTGGCCTTTTGATAGTCTTGAACCACATTCACAGGAAATCTAATGGTTCTTGCGTTTTCGTTAAGAGACTGTAAGATTGCTTGTCTAACCCACCAAACCGCGTAAGATATAAATCTTAAGTTCTTGGACCAATCAAAACTCTCAATCGCCCTTAATAACCCATAATTACCTTCAGAGATTAAATCACATAATTCCAACCCTTGGTTTTGATACTGCTTACTAACTGTAATCACAAACCTCAAATTACCCTCAAGTAACTCTTTTTTGATTTCTTCACGCTGGCTATCATCAAGACGACCCGATAACATTAATTTAGCTAACTCCCTCTCTCTGTCGGGTGTCATCACTTTAAGTTTTCTAATGTCTTTTAAATAAGACGAGATTTCTTCCTGATTTATAGGAATTAACTGATTTTTATCTTTCATATTTTAATTTTAGTTTTTACTGTATTCGTCAAGTATTTCTTTTTCAAATCCTGAAAGTGAAGATATTCCGTTTTCGTTGATTTTATCAAGAATTTGATTCAAAGTTGGAACTTTTATTTCATCTTCCATTTCTTCCAATAAAAAACTAACAAAGTCTTCCGCCATTTCTGACATATCATCAACTGATTTACCCATTCTTGGTATTTCAATTCTAATGTCAAGTCCTTCACTTTCATTTTCCAAATCCAACAAGTGTGCCTTAATGTCGTCAGGCATATAAACTGACGTTTTGTCAGTCATTTCTGTCAGAATGAATGAATCTGACATACCATAAAAAATTCCCGCAACATAATCATAAATTTCATCAGCGCTTACTTCAGAACCAAAGTGAAATACAATTGCCCCTTTTATATATTGAAATTTTAATTGCTGCGAATCAACAATCGGAGCCATTCCCTTACCTAATCTTGCGATAATTTCTTTACTACTAAAATCACCAAAAACCGTCAACAGATATTTTTTCATATTTTTTATTTTTACAAAGATAACTAAACTCTTTTAGAATGTGACACAATTTGATAAAAATCTTTTTTCTTCAAAATAAATTCTACCTTTTTGTCCTGATTGTTGTTTATACCATTTTCCGTCTTTATCTAACCAAACATACGGGTCCTGAGGATTTTCAGTCCATACGTATTGTGAATAAAACTCCGGTTCTTTTTTTAATAAATTTGCCCTGTGAGATGAATGGAAACTTTCAACACCAATCCAATCGGGTAAAACAATTTCTTCATCAATTATTTCTTTCTTCATAGTATTGGTAAAACCTCTACTAACCCACTCATCAATACAACAATTATAGTAAAATTTTAGTGCCGGAACAAATTTTCTCCACATAACAGAACAAGGATGGTTAATCCATCCTTTGTAAGGTGTTCCGTCTAACTTTGGTCTTCCGGTGATTGCATTTATTATTTGATAAGCTTCTACTCGTTGTTTTCCAAGTCTTTTGTTGTCTAATACTTTTAACGATTGTCTAATGTCTGAATATGGTAAGAATGTTTGCATACCACAAATATAGTTAAAAAAGTTTTTGCTGTTCTATTTTTTGCTCAATTTTTTTCTGAATTTTTGTTTTTTTCTCGGTTTTTTCTGTTTTTTTTCTTTTAGCTAATGCATCTTCTTTAGATAATAAAAAAGATGTTTTAGGGTTTGGATTTTCTTCAGTATATGGAATTATATTCTCAACTCTTTTCTCAGATATATTAACATATTCTTCATTTATATCTATCCCTAAATAATTCCTATTATTAATTTTCGACATTTTTAAAGTAGTTCCACTTCCACACATTGGGTCCAAAATTAAATCGCCTTCTTTAGACCAAGATAATATATGGTCTTCTGCCAAAGATTCAGGAAATATTGCGGGGTGTTGAAATGCTATTTCATCTTTAGATGAAAATCCTTTTCCATTGTTTATATACCAAACATTATATCTTGTTCCATATTCCGATATTACAAATTTATCCACTTTTTTCAACCCACCATCTTTTTCTCTTTTAGACGGGTCTCCAAAATTTGTATGTCCCGCCCATCTATTAGGTTTATCTTTTAATAAATTAATTGTTTTTGGAGTACCCTTACTAAAAACAAACATATATTCAAACACTTGAGAATATCTACCTGTTTCAGGAAACGGTGCACCATTTTTATGGTAAATCATTGTATCATACAATGTAAAACCAATTTCCATAAACTTAAGTGCTTGTTTGAATGAGCTGCCGGTTTCACCGCCATTTTTTACTTGGTCATTAACAACCCATACAACTACACCTCCCTTTTTAGTAATTCGATATAATTGACGTGCCATTTCAACAAAAGGAAAACTAAAACCATCCTCATAAACAACCTCATCTTTTATCTTACCATTATAAGTTCTTAAATTATCATATGGTGGTGACGTTACTGTCAAATCAACATATTCTTCAGGTAAATTATTCATCACCTCAATTGAATTCCCTAAAAATATTTTGTTCATTTTTAATTTATTAATTAATTTTATCACCAACAAGCCACCATTTTTTCCAATTGCGGGTTTGTGGTTTTACATCACCAAGTATAGTTAATTCTATCATCTCGTCAATATCATAGTCATATTTAGTAAGTGAAAATCCTGTTCTTGAACTTTTCTCTGTTGGGGTTCCGTCAAATTCAGGTTTTTTATTCAGACATCCTACCCAAACATACCCCAATATATTTTTATTATCTTCTAAAATTATTCTATTTAAATTTGCAGAAAATTGAATTAATATGAAATTTGGTACTTTATTTTTTCCATGAGTAGAACCCTGAAACACATTATCTCCTTGTGAAAATTTAATTTCGTACTTTACCTCCACTCCATCATATTCAAAGATAATATCAAAAGACATTTCTTTTTCTTTACCTTTTTCTTTAATTGGTTTTTTTCTATCAATTATTCGTAAAGGAGAATTTTTACTTTTTAAGTATTCATTTCCTTCTAGTATAATCCATTGCATAAAATAATCACAAACATTTGTCGTAAATTTACCGGTAATTTGGTTTGTTTCTTCATATTTGTATAATTCTGAAATAGTTAACTTATTCTTATATGCTCTCCATAAATATTTGCATAAATTCTTTTCAACTATTCTGAGCCCTTCTTGAATTAAATCAACTTTTTTAAGTTCTTCTCTAATTTTTTTTTCCATTTTTTTATTGTTTTACTCTACTAATATTGTCTACTTTACTAATCTTAACCACATTATTCGCCCAATTATTAACAAGCGGGTTATGTGTGATTACAAAGATTTTCTCAAAATACTCCTTCATTTTATTGAAAAACTCTCCAACCATATCAAGGTTCTCATTACTAACCTTACCGAACACTTCGTCCCACACTATGATATTTGGTTTTGGTAAAGAACAAACCTTACTTAATACAGCTCTTAAAGCCATACTTGCAATTGTCCTCTCATACCCCGAACCTGACGCCATCAGTTTCTCAATACCTGTTGAGTTATCAATCATCATAAACTCAACTTCATTTTTGTCGCTAATTCTAATCTCTAAATTGAAATAACAAGAATCCATAAGAAGCCTTTGAAGTTCCTGATTGATTAGAGGCATCATAGTTTTCATAATCATCTTGGATATCCCGTTCTTTCCGAACACATCCATATAGATTTTATAAACTTTTTCTCTCTCAAACTCTTCTGCAATCATCGTGATAATCTCATTGTTCTTTTCAATTCTCTCGGTGTGATTTTTGATGTTGAGTTGATTAGAAACTTTAATTCTGTCATAACTTCTCTTCTCATCAATCAGTTCGTTTATTCTCATATTTGCCTTAACAAGTTGAGCTTCAATCTCATTATTCTTTTTGATTTTCTCTTGGACCTTCTCGTATCTTCCCAACTTATCTTCAAGTTGTTGTTTCTTATTTACGGCACTTTCAAGACTAATCTCATACTTCTCTTTAATGAGTTTGTTTTTCTCATACTTATCAAATTCATTTTTGAGTTCAACAAATGATTTCTCTTCCAATTCAAGTTTTGTAACATCATCACTTAAACTATTGTGTTTCTCTTTCCACTCTCCGAGTTCAGAGATTTTCTTCTTTGTGAGTTCCGCTTCCATTAACTTAATGCCACAGTGTTGACACTGCATCCCATCACCATACTTGGTAACCATATCAGAGATATCTTCCACCTTGTCCCAAGCTCTGTTCTTATCAAGTTTGGTGTTAAGAAGTTTCTCTTTAACCTCATCGTGCTTGTCTTCGTGGTAATACTTCTTTGGTTCAACAACATCAACGGATTGGATGTTTCTTTCAAGGTCTTTGATTGTGCTGTCTGCCCCTGAGATTTGTGTTTTAAGTGTATCAGGATTTAATATAACCAACTCTTGGTCTAGGTCTGTATACTTGGAACCGATAAGTCCGTCCTTGTAATCCTGTCCCTTCTTTAACCTGTTGTCCACGTCCACAATCTGCTTGTCGGCGTTTTCAATCTCACTTTCCAAAGTTTTAATTTCCTCCTTTGAGGACTCGTTCTGTTGTCTCAACGACTCGGTGTTATAGACATTAGACATCATTCCCTTTGAGAACTCCGAATAGATTTCTTTTGCGGTTTCTTCCTTCTTCTTGATAAATTCAAGTCCAAGGAACCTTGATAAAACCTGTCCTCTTGCCGTTGGTTTTGCTTCAATTAAATCTTCAAGATTGGATGCGGTTGTTAGAATCGTCATAAGAAAATCATCCATATTCCCGATGGAATTTTTGATGAAGTTCTCTGTTTCTCTCCTCTGTTCTCCTGTGAAGTTTTGAAGTTGTCCGTCAGCAAGTTTTTTAAAGAAATCAAGTTCACTCTTGACGTTCCATTCTCCGGCTTTGTTCTTCTTTCTTTCAATACTTCTGGCGATGATATAATCCTCACCATCAATTGTAATCTCACCCTTTACACTTACTTTGTTGCTGTCGGAGAATCTATTAAATATCTCCTCCGCCTTCTGTGTCTTGGTGGTTGTATTGAAAAATAAGAACATAAGCAAATCCACACTCAGGACTGTCTTACCCCCGAAATTAGGGGGGTCTGACTCAACTACGGTAATACCATTACATTTCTCAAAATCAATCACTTGGTTCTCACCATAAGATAAGAAGTTGCTAAATTCAATCTTTTTGATATACCACTTCTTGAATGGAGAAATTTCAACTTCATCTGTAATCATTCTTGATTCAACCGCCGAGTCAATATTCATAACACTATCAAGTAAGTTTTCGTGTCCTTTGGCTTCAACCAAACTTCTAACTAACTCTCTTTGATAGTTCTTATCCATAATGTTTACAGAAACATCTATGGTTTGCTGAACGTCATCCGTTGTTTTAACCTTTGTGATTACATTAATGTTGTTGGACGCATATTTCTTTTGGAAATATTGTTTCACCGATTTGATTCTCTCCTGCGTGAAATTCTCGGGGGTGTCTTCCCAAATAACCTGAATGTAGGGATTGTCTAATGTTGAGACATCTAATTTGTGTGCCATAGTTTTTGTATTAAATTCTGGTTTTGGATTGAATAAATCCCATTTCATTATTCGGGGTTTTGTGTTGTTCCTGATTCTGCAGCAAATTTCTTTTTCAACTCTTCAAGTTGTCTCATCATTTGTTCTTGAAACATTTTTTGTTGGGCCTTTGCGATTTTGTTTCTTGTTGCAATTTTTTGTTTGTGTCCTTTTCTTTGTTTTGACTTTGCCATAATTTTTATATTTGATTGTTACTAGGTCTGTTTTGCTCAAACCATTCTATAATTGAGTTGATTGCCCATACCGCCCCTGATGCTAAAAACGCATCAAAGAACCAAGAATACCAAGAACTAACTCCAAGTAATTCGTGTACAGGTGAATACACTAAAAGTGCTAAAAACCAACCGCAATGGAAACCAAAACACATCATACAGGAAGTCATACCTTGTAAAAACTTACCTATTGATTGAATCATTGGTAGTGGCATTTCTGCCATTTCTGAGAAGATTTTTCTAACTCCTGAGAAGATTTTTGAATAAACGACGATGTTGCTTAATCCGTAAGCCATAATCATCCATAATACAAGTTGCGTCATAATTAAAATATAGTTTAAAAAAGTTTATCATTCAAGTTTGAACCCCTCAAATATGTTGCCGAGTTTTTTTGGTTAAACTGAATATTGTTTATTGTTTGTTCTAATTCTCTAATTTTTTTATCCTTATCAATATTCTCTGATTTGAGTTTATGTAAGGTTTGTTCTAATGCTTTGAGTTTTGTATCGTCAGGTTCTTTCTCCACAATAACTTCTTTTATAACTTCAACAGGAACCTCAACAATTTTCTCTACTTCCTTTATTACTTCCACGGGAACTTCCTTGATTACTTCTATAACCTCACCCTCATTATAGACGATTTTTTCAACTTCTTTGATTACCTCCACAGGAACTTCAACTATCTTCTCAACCTCCCTTATAACCTCTTTAATCACTTCTACATACTCTATCTTTATAACTTCTTTCTCAATCTCCACCGGAATCTCAACTCTTTTCTCCACAATCTTTTCCACTACTTTCTCTACCACTTCATCACTCCCTGAAAGTAATCCATATCTTTCAATATTGAAACCAGTTGTAAAGGATTTCTTGACTACTTCACTAATCAATAAGTCATTAAGATTACAATAAGAAACAAGTTCTTTGTGTTCTGTATTAGATAGGTTGAGTTTAATTTCCATTAGTAGTTAATTAAAGATTCCGTTCCTTCAACAAGTGCATCAATTGAATTGATATAAAATTTAAGGAATGGTTTAGGGTTTGGTAAGTCAATAAAGGTATATTCATCCTTTTCAAGTTCATATACACCATATCCGTGTGCTTTGATTGTCTCACCAAAGTTTTGTTGGATGGTTGAACCAATCATATATGCTTTCTTTTTACCGGGAATATCAAACACCTGACGCTTATGAATATCTCCACATAAAACCAAATCACAACCTTTAAACTTGGCAACATCAAATCCATCTTCAAACTTGTGTCCGATGTCTGTTGATAATCCAATAACTGGTCCGTGAAATAATCCAATATTTTTTTTATCGGATTTCATAATATCGGGGGGAATGTTATGTTGAACTAATGAATAGACACACCAATTAACATTCTCATCTTCATATACACCTCTGTCTTTTAAATAGACAACATTCTCATTCTGTAATGAATCAATAATAGGTGTGAGGGCATCCAATCTCTGAACGTTATTTTCAAGGAAGTCGTGATTACCTATGATTACAATTGTTTTTGTAATCTTGGAACATTCATTTAATACCCAAGCAACAAACTCAATTAGTTCAGGAGTCATTTGATTCTTACTATGAACTAAATCACCTGTAAATACAATTCTATCAGGAGCAATTGATTTCCACTCCGAGAATGCTTGTTCCAATATTTTTTTGTAAAGTTCGTGGTCTTTAAACAACCTAATATGTAAGTCGCTAAAATGTACTAGTTTTTTAATCATAACTCGTTATTGTTTTATTGTTATATGTTATTGTAATTAGTTTGGTTGGTAGGTTATTTTCTTTCCATAATCTATCTCTACCTTCTTTTGTTAAAGGGTCTAATCCCAAAGGTTGTAACAATAATCCTCTCTCGCCTTCACTCAACTCCCTTTCTTCAATCTTTAATCCCCACTTTTCACTGAACTCTGTATCGGTTTTACATTTGTTGATGAACTCTTCTTGTGAGTAATGAACATAATTAGGATATCCGCTATTAAATTCAAGTCCATCTGATTTGAAATGTTTACCTCTCTCACTAAAAGTAATTGAACCTATTAAAGTGTTACAGTAATTCTCATACACCTTATCAATTATCTGTTGTTGTTCGTTATTCATAACTTTCTATTTTTGTTATTTTTGTTATTGTGATTAGTTTGGTGAAATTAAATTGTTCCAATCTTCTTTTAATGTTCTATACTCAATAAAAACTTCCGGATGATTATTATACATCTGAACTAACTCACCGACCTTAAAATAATCAACCACTGGAGTTATATTATTATCAATCTGATGCTGTAATAAGTTCATTCCATCTTCATATCCCTCTATTGTTTGAGGATATTTTTTACAAAAATCTAAATGATTATTCATAACTTTCTATTGTTTT